TGTTGCTCCGACAGTTACCGTAAATGACACGCGGCCAGACGATGGATTTACAACGGTGTTGCTTGTTGCTCCTGACGGAAGCGAAGTCATGTAAGCAAATGTCGCGGTTGTTCCGGTGACGGCCTCCAAATACACAGACACGGTGTACGTCGTGTTTGCGGCCAACGATATGACCTGCTCAAGAAGATCCCGCTGTCCACTTGCGGTTGCAGAAATGCTCCATGCCTTTTCGCCCGAGAAAGTCGTTGAATTGACGGAAGCAACCGTGCATCCGCTAAATCCGCGAGCCCAACTTGTCGGGGCGGTGGCGGTATACGCCATACTCCCGTTTAAGCACAGGTTCGTCGCCGTCCCCTCGATCAGCAGCCCTCGCGGTGCCAGCGTGGTCGGGTCGTGGTCGAACCGGGCCACGTTGGTTGATGCCGTCGCGATAAGGCCGCTCGAATTGATGTACGTCGCCACGGTGCTCGCCCGCGTGAACGTCAGGCTAGGGTCGAGGACGCCCGTGGTGAAGTCGAGCGAGAGCGTGGAGCCGTCGCCGAACAATGCCCGGCGCATCATTGAGCCCATCATGTCGTGCACCTCACTGGGTTGGGGCGGTCGAAGAACGCGTAGGCGTTGCCGCCGAGGTCGTACACCACGTACACCATGACCTTCGCTTGAAGGCTCGAGGTCGTCCAGGCGCTGCCGCTCCAGGCGCTGCCGACAGGTCCGATCGTCGAAGCTGGCGTGGTCAGGTCCATGCCGTCGGCGGTCGTCGCGGTGTTGTGCTCCTCGCGGATGTTCCGACAGGTCGTGTATTTGAACCGCTCATCGGTCGGGTTTGAGATCCCGGACCCGGCGATAGCCGCGGGAACCCATTGCTTTACCGTGTAGATCCACCGATTCGCCGCAAGCCCCGTCGCCGATTCGACCTGGCAAAGGTGCGTGCTCAGAACCGAACCGCGCACAATCTGCTGCTGCGCCCAGGCGACGCCTTCCGCATTCGTTAGCGTGAACTCGGCCCCGTCGCTCCACCGGTTGCAGACGAACCGGTTGGCCGAACCGAAGAGGCCCTGCTCGAACTTGGGTCGGTGATAGGTCATACGGGAATGATCGGCCCGGCGAGCGTAAACTGGTCCTTGATTTCGTTGCCGAACATTGCGGTGAAATCCACCCTATCGGGGAACGGCTGAGACCACACGACCGACGTCGCTTGAAGGTATTGCGTTCCCGCGATGGTTTGGCCCGGCAACAGTCGCGCCTCCCCGTTTGGATGCGGCAGAGCGATCTGCTCAAGGTGATACCAATCGTCCGCGACGAACGTCACCACGAACCGCCACACGTGGTTGTCGAGCGTCGCCGTGATGCCCGTGCAAGCGAGCGTGCCAATGGCCCATCCGAGGAACGCGACGCTGTTGCGCTTGTTGACGTAGGCGTACAGGCTTGACCAGTTGGGATCGACCGATGCCGTAGCCGGTGAGATGGGCGTCCGATCCTGAAGCACTTCGATCTGGATCTGCTGCTGCACCACGCGCCTGGTGCGTGGGTTGCCATTTAGATCGACGCTCGTTCCGGTCGTAATTGCCGAGGTCGCAGGCCACGATACGTCTCCGTTCGTCGGGAACGTCAACGAGGGCTGACCTTTCCACATTGGTGTAGACCGGATCTGCGATGTCCGCGTCTGCTTGCAATATGCAAGGCCCCACGGGGTGTCGTTGTACGGGTAGTTCGTCGACGTATAGATCGCGCGGACGCGCCAGGTGTACAGCTTCTCCCTGGCAGGGGATACGTTCACGGATTGACACACGAAGCTCCGGAGGTGCGGATCGACCGGGGATCCGAGTATCCCGGCCTCAAGCCTCGTCTGCGGCTTTACCGGAAGGTTGCTGAGGATGTCCGCTTGCTTCGGAAAATCGTTGTTGTTTGCCGGAGTGAACTCCGACAGGAACACGCGCTCAATGCGCTGTTCGCCCCATCGGTCGGTGATCGTGTAGACCTGACTGTCTGCCAGTTCCCGGTGCGTCCATGTGCCCATCAGTTGCCCCCCATCTTCCGGTCAATGGATTCGAGCGCACGGGTCTGGCGTTCCATTTGCGCCGGATCGTAAGGCATTCCCCGGGTGCTCCCTCCGAGCGAGAACCCTTCCCCGCTCAACATCTGGGGCAACCCCGCGGCCTCGAACGCTGCCTGAGTCATCGTCCGATTAGAACTTGGGTCCGTGAGGTTGATCATGAACTGATCGGCGATGGCCGTGCCAATCGCTCCGAACGTCGCCTTGAGCGACTCAAACCCGGCGACCGCACCGGCCATTGCCGGGGCGTTTGCTTCGACAGCCGCGGCTCGCTCTTCGAGCCGGAGCTGCTGCTCCCGTGCTCCTGCCGCGGCTCCAGGCCCAATGGCCTGACCGATTCGGACGTCCGTCGCGATCTTTGCCGCGTCCAAAGCCATCTTCGCTTGCATGGCCTCGGGCGAGAACTTGAACGCCGCGGCGGTCAGCTGCTCAACGTGTTGGTTCACTGCCTGAATTGCCGAACTCAGAACGCCGAAGACGATCTGGGCTCCCTGCATTGCGGCAGTCAAGCCGGTAAACGAAGCCGTCCGGGAGGCCGAGCGGTTGAGCTTCGACAATTCCTTGTTGGTCGCGGCGACGCCCTTGGCCACGCCAGAGGCGTCCATGTCCAGTTGAATCGTCGCTTTGAGAGACTTGTCTGCCATGTCACTTTATCCACGGGCACAGGTCACGAAGCCGCTTCCCGGTCAACGCGCACGCGATCACGCCGAGGAGGTGCTCGCACCGTTCCTCGTTCGTGACCTCGGATCCTGCCAGTCCTGCGGCCATGTTCATCCGTTGCTCGGGGCTCGCGATGCGCCAGAGCCTTCGCTCGGCGCGTCGGTAGGGTGCGGACGATTGACCTCGGCGAGCAACGCCGCGGCAAGGTCCGAGCGAATCTGCCCGGCCTCTGCCGGGTTCGACAGGAACGGCGTTCCGTCCGGGCAAGTCACGCACCGGACCCACCAGTACTGGTCGGTGCTCGAGCACGTTGCGTCGGCGAGCGTCGGCTCTCGGACGACGAGTTTCCCGACGCCTTCGATCTCAACCGTGCGCGAGCGCGAGCGGAGCTGTGCGATGTCGATTGGCATTACTGCTCATCCCAGGACAGTTCCCAGAGCCCGACGTCGGTCCCGTTGTCCGAGATGCTCGCGCTCGTAATGTGGATATTGAAGGCACCGGTGCCGGATCCAAACTCGTCGTAGGAGATCGCTCCCTGGTCAACGTACTTGAGCTTCAGCGTCGCGACCGTTCCCGTCGCTGCCGTCAGGTCTGCCGGGATGATGTGCGCTCGGAGCGCGTCATCGGTCGAAGTATCCTGCCGATACAGCGTCATCGTGCCCGAGCGTCGGACGCGACCGGGAAGCCGCTTCTCGCGGAAGTCCGACAAAAGCGTCGCGTCAAGCGATGCGCGTTCGATGTTCATGGTGAACGACTTGACCGCGACCGATATCGCGGTTCCTCCGCCAGTCGAAAGGGTTAGCGTTCCGCCGTATCCTGCGATGAAAGCCATGTGGTTAGTCTCCTTGGAAGGTGAGGGACAACGTGCAGACGCGCTCGTCGCCCTCGGATCCGTCTGCTTGCGATTCAGTCCGCATCGACACCGAAAGCCCGGTCAACGTGAGCGGCGTAAGAGTGCCAGGCGTGATTGGCGTTGCGTCGAAGAACGAAATGAGCGAATCGGCCACGCCGAGCACGCCGAGGGCATCGTCGCCGTAGATCTGGACCTCGCACCCCACAATCCAGGACTGCCCAACGTGGCCCTGCAAAATGATCGAACACTCTGCCGAAGTCATCTCCCAGACCACGGCAGGGGTTGCGGATCCTGGACGGCGCATCCCGACCGAGACCGGCTGTCCCGTCGCGGAGTCCAAGTAGTACTGGATGGTCTTCGCGACCTTCACGATGCTGATTGGAGTCACGCCGGGCCACCCTTCAGCGCGGCCTTGGCCTCGCGAAGCACTTGCGCGGAATACTGCTGCATGATTCCGGAGAGCTTTGCCCGAGCCAGTCGGAACGCGATGAAACTCCCCTGGATCCGCTTTTTCCCGGCCTTGTGCCGGAACCCGGCTTCGAGCAAATGGAACACGCGCTGCCGACCCTTTGCGCGAGCGGCTTTCCGGCTGTAGTCCACGCCGACGCGCGTCCGCACCGGCGCGGTCGGGCCCGCGCCGACGCGCCTGACGTCGGTGCGAACTGCGCTTGCAATGGCGCGTCGGTGCGGAGCCTTGCCCCTGAATTGGGCTCCCACCCATGCCGACTTCAGCAGACCCACGAACGGCTTCACGACCTGACGCGCAACGCGCTTGCGAATGCGCTCATTGACCTTCGGAGGCAATTGCGCCAATGCTGCCCGGACCTCAACATCCTTCAGCTTGAGGGTGATGAGCCGAGTGCTCATAGCACCACCTCCACGGCCTCAATCTCCAAGGTCCGCTGCTTCTGGTCGCGGTCCCAACACGCTCGCACGTTCAGAATGCGCGACACGCCGACCCCGAGCGGATTCCACAGGAACCGGCTGTGAGTCGATACGTCGGGGTGATAGGAGACCAGGAGCCGAAGCCGGGTTTCGATAGCCGGTCCGCCGTCGTCTACCGACTCCTCCGTGCTCATTTGCTCAATGTGCGCCGGGAGCGTCGTGACCGTCGTCCAGGTAAACGCCGCCTGGCCCAGATCATCCACCGTAGAGGATGGGTTCTGAAGCGTCAGCAGCTGACGCATCATGCCTTTGGGAACGTGCTTCACGCAACGCCCTTCCCCATCATTGCGGAGATCCGATCCCAATAGTCCGACGAGAGCGCGACCGTATCGTCGCCGCGTTCTGCGTTCTTCTGGGCGCACCGCGTGAGCACGGCGAGCTGCAACAGCGGATGCAAGGTGCCGCTCCCACAGGTCAGCGTCAGGGTGACCGGGTATTCGGTCAGGGAGGCATGATCCATCACGACGTACTGAAGCCCGGCGATGGTCACAAGCGACAGGGCCGTCGCGCTTCCTCCGGTCGGGGTGAACGTGACCGCCGACACCGGCTGACGCTCAAGCCGCAGGAGCAATTCCTCGTTGTCGGGCTCGGCCTCAACGTACTGGGTCCGAGTCACGACGTCCAGGCACCACCCCGTCCGCTCCTCCATCTCGCGAACCACGCCGTCGTAGATCAATTGCAACGCCGCGTCGTCGCCTGTGTGCTTAACGCGGCACCAGTCCTTGATCGTGGAAAGCGTGATCGGCACGGGAAGCCTCAAGCCCGGGGGGACCGGCGCGTGCCGGTCCCCCCTTGGCCTATGGGAGGAGAAGAATCAGGCGTTGGTGACCTGGAGCTGCACCAGGCTCTTCACGCGGGTGAAGGCCGAGTTCGCGAACGCCATGCCCTGGAAGATCACGCGGGCGCTGCTCGCCGCCGTGAGCTCGTCGCGGATCATGCCGACGCCGCCCCACTCGCGGACCGAGAAACCCTCGCTGATGTTGCCGAGGACCGCAATCACATTCTTACCGGTGCTGGCCGTCGCGACGTGTGCCGGGAGGTACTCGGTCACGTAGACGGGCAGGCCCATCAGCGTGAACGGAGCCGCGCCGACGAGCGCCGCGTCCGCGGACGGAACGAAGATCGGAACGCCGTTCACCAAGAGCCCGGCGATCGCCGCATAAGTGTCCTGCGGGAGAATCCACGACGCCGAGCCCCAGTAGGCGGCCGGGAGCTTGGTGTAGCGCATCTCGGAGAGCTTCGCCACGGTCGCACCGGCCGTGATCGCGAGGGCACGGGTCGTGCCTGTCGACGTCGCGGTGGTGATGTTCACGTTCGCGTTGACGGTAAAGATGCCCGTCGGCGAGTTCGTGCCGGTGCCGCCGATGTAGCCCCACTCAAGGTTCTTGGCGAGCTGACGCTGAAGCGAGTCCATCACCTCCGCCTCGACGTCGAAGTTGGCCTGCCGGATCAGCTGCTGCGACACCTGGGTGAACGGGATGCACGGGACCGGGGCCATCGGCACCTCGACGAAGGCCGGGTCGATCGACGTGCGGGCCGTCGTTCCGGTGTCGGGCTGGGTCCACGCAGACGTATAGTCAGCCGTGGCAAGGCTGTTGTAGCGCAGCGTCGGGTAGCCCTGGACGCCCGTGCGGAGGTCGGCCAGGTTGCGGACCACCGTATTTGCGTCGAGGTACTTCAGGATGCCGTCCTCGTAGAGCTTCGGGATCAGCACCGAGCTTGAGGCGGTCGAGATGATCTCGCGCTGCTCGGGCGCGCGGCCGCCCTTCAGGTAGCCGAGGAACTGCTCGCGGTACTCGCCGCTCGCCCGCCACTCGACCGCCTGCTCGCGCTTCTCGGTGACGATCTTCGAGGTCGCCGCGTGACTCGCGAACTTCTCGCGGAGCTCGGCCGCCGATCGCTTGTGGTTCAGGTCCTTCAGCTCGTCGAGCAGCTCGTTCGCACGGGCCTCCTGCTCGGCGGAAATCTGGTCGTTGGCGAGAATGCCGTTCACTTCGGTTTCGATGGCCTTGCGGCGCTCGATGATCTCGGACTGCTTCATGTGTGGAGCCTTAGTCGCAGACGAAGCCTGGCGAGAGCCGGGCTGTAGGTGCGCGCTTCGGCGAGCGTCTGCGGGTACGCGCCGTTTTCGACAATAGAAACCTCGCGAAGATCCACCTCGCGAAGCGTCCGCTCGGAGCCGTTCCAGGCGTCCGACCGGACAAAGAATCCGAAGCTCATTTCGGCCAGCACCCCCGCATCGACCAGGGCGCGCACGTCGCGCGCCTTCTGGGTGTCGGGGAGCTCGACCTCGAAGGCAAGCCCGCGTCCATCCGAACGCAGGGAGAGCAAACCGCTCTTGGTGTTCGCAAGAAGCTCGCGTCGGTCGTGGCCCACGAGCAGCGACACGTTCCCGGCCAGGCTGCGGTCGAACGCGCCAGCCGCGACGCGCTCGACGAACGGCTTGCCGTTGTTGACGCCACGCACGACCAGCGGATGGCTCGGCGCGTCGTACACGGCCGCGTAGCCGCCGAGCTTGTTGCCGGAACGCTCGAAGGACGTCGTGCGGACCTCAAGCATTGGCGTCCCCCTCGGCGTCCGGGTTGTCCGGGCCGACGGCCGCGGATGCGCCACCTGGCATGGTCATCCGCGGCTCGTCGAGCCCGGCGACGGGCGGCAACCCGAGGTAGTGCCGGGCGTCGTTGGGTGACATGATCCCGGCAAGCACGAGCTTCGAGAACGCCATGCCCTGGTCGCGGAGGTTTCCTCGCGTGATCGGGGTGACGTCGATGCGGACATGCTCGCCGGGTCGGCAGAGCTTGCGCGTGAGCTCCGACTCCCACGCGCTTGCCCACGCGGCGATCGCCCCGTCGGCGTATGCGCGGGCAGTCTCTGCCTGGCTTGAGAGCGCCCCGCCACCCTGCTGAAACAGCATTTCGGGCGGGACGCCAAAGGCACGGGCGATTTCCTGCACGGAGAACCGCCTGGAGTCGAGCATTGAGCTCGAAGTCTCCTGGCTGATCTTCTCGGCGCTCATGCCCTCGCGGAGGATGAGCGGCCGCGACGCGCCGTCGGCGGTGGCGTGCATGTTCATCCAGGCGTCGCGGATCGCCTGCACCGTCTGGTCGCTCATGGCCCCGGGATGGCGGATCGCCACCTTGCCCATGCTTCCGGTTTTGACAAGCGCCTGGTGCGCCCCGTTCTCGTCGGCCGCAAGCTGCATGGCCTGCCGGGCCGCGTCAATCGGCGACCGGAACCAACACGGGTTTAGGTAGTCGGGGTAGCAGCCGACGTGCAGGACCTGGTCGGCGTCGAGCTTGACGCTGCCAATCCGGTAGATCACGCCATCGTCGGTCGTTTCGCCGGTCAGGGCGTCGGCGGGCACCGGCTGAAGCTCGGCGACCGAGCCGTCGGAACCTCGCTTGATAATCGCAAGGCCGTTGCCGTGCGTCAAGGCGACTGCCGTTGTATAGCGCCGGAACTCGTACCCTGACTGCCACCGGCTCGCGTCCCGGTTCATCAAGGCCGCGACCGGGTGGTCGGCGATGGCCTGCATCTCGGAGTCGTAGACGGTGACCGGCAGCCGGGCGATGTCGGCCGAGATCAGGTTCGTCGCCCGAACCACCGCGGGAATCGCGTCTGCCGGTGACGTGACGATCGGCTCGGGCCGCGTGTAGATCGCGACGCCTGACTTGAAGCCGAAGAACCGTGAGAAGAAGCCCACGGTCGCATAGAACACAAGTGCCCCGAATCGTCAACCACGATTGTGGCTATCCGGTTCTATTGAATGCATTAGCCAATTGGGTACGGGCTCGAACTCAGGCCGCTTGCCGTCCGGACTTGGTGGTGCTCCATGAGCAGCGCGGCCATGTTCCCGGCGACCACGGCGTCGGTGTTCCCGGCGGACCTCCCCTTGACCGGGCGCACGTTGCCGACGTTGTCGGTGATCAGGCGCACCGCGTTCAGCGCGGCTTGCAACACGGGGTCCGGTTCGTAGAACAGGGCGCGGCTCTTCAGGAGGTCGCCCCAGAGTTTCCATGCCGGTGCCATCGTGCGGATCGACTGGTCAACCGGCACGATGGGCCACCCCCGGTCCTGCCAAAGTTTGATGTGCTTCGCTTGCGATGGGTGCGGATCTACGCCGATTTTCCGGACGTCAAACCGCTGCATGAGGTGCTCAAGTTCCGCCTGGACGATGTCCATGTCGTGCCACTCCCCGGGCATCTTGCGGAGGAACCCGCGTTCAACCCAGACCCCGAGCGGTTGCTTGCACCGTCGCTCGTCCAGGCCGATATCCGTCCCGGCCCACCATGACACGTTCCGGGCCCGGATCCGGTCCCCGTCCACGACCATTAGGCACAGCGTCGTGAGATCCAGTTGCGCCCCGTATCCTCCGCGGCTCAGATCGATCCCAATGACCGCCGGTTGACTCTGGAGCCGCTCCCAATTCGTCGGTTCCATCTGCCGTTCCAGAACCGCTAAGTCGATGTCGGTCGTGGCGATTTCGTGATACCGGCACGCGAGCTGCGTTTCAAACTCGGCGATTTGCGCCGGGTCGCCGGACCCGAGCATCGTCTGGGCCGAGAGTTGCAGCTGCGTTGGGTCGATGATCGTCCCGAGGCTCGGATGCGCTTTCGCCCATACGGCAGGATCCGCGGACTCGTCGGTGTCTTCGAGCCCGTACAGCATGGGCCACCACCCAGGCGGGTACGGAGCGTCGGCTTTGATCGCCCGTTCAAGCGCGTCCCAGTAGCCCCAGATGGGCCGCGTCTTCTGCTCCGGGTCCGGCGTCGTGATCGCAAGCAGCTGCGAGGTCGCAAACTTCGCGAGCCCGGTCAGCATCCGACCGAAAGCCCGATCCATCCTGGACGCTTCGTCGGCGATGATCAGGCGCGTGGTCAGCCCGTCCAGACTCTTGTCGGTGCAGGGGAGGGAGATGTACCGATTGTTCCCGTGCTTGACCCGGCCCGGGTGAGCCGGAGTCGAACCGCCCGTCGCCTTCCATTCGCCGGTCCCGAGCGTCTGGGACATTGCGGCCATGCGCTCGAACGTCTTCTGGGCGAGCCGAGCGTCGGGCGCGACCGACGCAAACTCAAGGCGCGTCGTAGGGTCGGCCATTTGGCCCATCAGGACGCTCGCGGCGAACTCGGTCTTTCCGTTCCCTCGGGCGACCGCGAGGAGCAGAGCCTTCGTCGCCGGTGTGTCGGTCTTGCGCCCGGCAATGACGCGCCGCCTGGCGAGCAGGATCATGGCGACAAGGCATTGCCACGGCATCCAGACGAGCGGCTCACCCGCACCGGCTTCCGCGCCCTGACCGCACTTCAGGGCGAACGCTCGCGCTTGGTCGGCTCGCTCCTCGTCCCACCAGACGTCGTGCGCCTTCGGGTCCAACCGCTCGGCCAAGTACCTACGCGCCGAATGCTGCACTCGGGCGTTCGCGACTATGGACCCGTCGGCGACCCCTCGGGCGTAGGCGTCGGCTTGGTCGGCGCATAAACAGGGCTTGCGTCGGTGCTTACGACGCGCGTCGGTTTTCGTGG